CCAAGCAGACAAATTTGTAGAAGATATTACATTTTCATGCACCAAAGGTTCATCGTCTATGGTAAAAAATAAATGTACATCTTTTACTTCATTGCCATTTATATCGACCCCGCTTATTTTAGAAGTCCAGTGACATGCACTTTTTACATCAACATTTCCAGTTGTCCATCCTTTATACACCCAAGGGCAATATTTTCCAGTTACAACTCTACTAGGAACTTTAACATTTACTAATTCAAATGGGCTTGCTAGTTCTAATGTCAAAGAAAGCGCAGTCTTTTGTGCAATTCTATCAATTACATATTCGGCTTTTGGAAATTCAAAAGGACTTTGATTCGTGTTTGTTCCTTGACTAACATATTTAGAAAGTGTTTTTCTGATTGTTATTCTTTTACCTAACAAATCTTCTGCTAAAAAACTATTTTGATTTGCTACTCCATCTGTATCAAATTTTGAACCTGACTTAAATAAACTTTCAACATTTGGCATTATTAATGTGGGTCTAGCAGACGCTCCATCTGCGTGTTTTTCAATGCCCTCTACGATCATAGGAAAAGCTTCATATGCATTAGTATTCCAATAAATATCTTCATGAGTATTTTCTGCATGAAAATATAAAACAGTACCAAACCCAGAAAACTCAAATAAACTTACAATAGCCTCGTCAGAGGCAAGTTGTAATGCTTGTGCTTCTTTTGCAATTATATTCTGGCTCATGCTTCATATACTCTTGAGAGCTCTGCACTAATTGACTGTACATCATCGTGGCCAACGATTACAGAATAGGTGTCAACTACAACTTTGAAATTTTCTCGTTCCATATTTATTTGAAAGCTTTGGGGATGAATTACATCAAAAAATGAAGAAATTAATGCAATTTCTTGCCAAATTCTATTTGATAAAGTTACACTAAACTTATCGACTTTTGTGTTTATACCGTCCCTGACTCTCTGTTGATAGCCGTCTCCAAAACTTGCAGTAAGAACTCTATGAGTTGATTCTCTTGAAAATCCTCTGTCAAAAGTAATTTCCCTATTTGTTACTGCTCCGGGAAATAAATTAGTTATTATATTTAAATACCCGTCTTCATCAGTAGAAGCAGGATCAGATTGAGGATACTTAGTTTGTAAATCACTAAGAATTTTTCCTGGAATCCCTACAGTTCCTTGAGGTTTATCTATGTTAAATCCAAATGCTCTTGACATTATGCTACTCCAAACGGATTAAGTATTCCGCCCGACCTTTTTTGATTTTGTAATTCTTTTTGTACTGCAGCTGCGACGAGATTACCAACATTAGCCCCCTCTTGAGAACTGGCTGAAGTACTAGATTGAGCATTTCCTTGATTATCAATATTTACATTTACAGTAACATTATTTTGCTGGCCCAAACCCCCTTGCATAGCGACGGGTATTTTTTTCCCATCTGGAAGAGGAACAACAGCTTCATTTCCATGCAGCATTGCAGGATATCCGCTTCGCGGCCCTCGTGCTATTCCTCCTGTAGAATATCCGCTAATCTTTTTCGTGTATCCTCCATCTGCGAAACCTAATAGTCCGCCTAACGCTCCTCCGATTGCTCCTCCTATTGGTCCTCCGAACGCGGCACCAATCGCTGATCCAAGCATGCCGCCAAAGCTGCCTCCCTGCCCGGCTCCACCAAAGAGCCCGCCAAAAAGATTTGAAAATATATTTGGTAAAGAATTAAATAAAGACGAGAATAAACCTCCTCCGCTTTCAAATGCAATACCTAATTTTTCTATGAATCCACCTTCAGCATTCTTATCAAATATATCTCCAAAAGCGCCAAGGAAATTATTAAATGAACCTTTCAATCCTTTTATAGCAGGAGCTCTTACAATTACTTCTTCCATGGGGCCTGCAGGATCAGATGCCTTTACAATTTGAGCACCTCCTCCAGAGCTTTCAGTTGTTACCGCACCGGAACCTTGGCCTGCAACACCTTCTAAAGCTTCATTTACTACTTGACTTGGATTTTCTGTCACAGAAGTAGGATCGGAAGGGCGCGGAGCAGGCTCGTCCTTGCAGCACTTTAAATGTATTCCACTATTCAATGCTTCTATAATAGAATTTTTAAGTTGAGTTGCTCCTGTAGAGAAAGTGGTTTTTAGATTATTGTTTGCAGTATTTAGTGCTTGCTTTTGATTAGTAGTAGCTGTAGAATTAGCTGTAGTGATAGCGTTTGCAACTGCTGTGGCTCCGTTTTTATGAGCCGCTGCAACGGCAGTTGGACCATTCTTATCTTCCCCAAGCAATCCATCAATTAATGGATCTACTATCATTCTCTGTGTAATTTCTTTTTGAATTGTTTGCAACATAGACTTTGCTGCATCTTTAAGAGCTTCTCCAACAGTTTTTGTGCCGTCTGCCAAAGCAGTGAAAGCTCCGTTTATGCCGTCAGTAAGTCCGGTTCTAAATGCGTCCGCAGATGCTTCCATTACTTGTTGTATTGGGTCTAATGCTTTTACAGTCAGTTCTGCATCTGTTATTGCATTTTGTAAATTAGTTTTTTCTGCTGTAGTCTTTGCTTCGACTAAGTCTCTTTTAAAATCTAGTGAAATAGCACCAGCAGAATCTCTAGTGTCCTTTACTTGAGCCTTTACTTTTGCTAGCAACTTGTCATACTTACCATTTTCATTCGCAAATTCTACCTGAGCAGCTAATAGCTCTAGCTGAAGCGCTACTCCTTCTCGTTGCAGTTTTAATTGTTCTTCTTCTAGATTAATGGCAGCAAGCTGTGCGTCTTTTTCCCGATCAAGAATTTTTCCTTTTTCTACTGCCATTTTTTGTGCAAATGCAAGATTTTTTTCTGCTAAAAATCTTTCTTCGTTAAAGAATGGATTTTCTTGCTTTTTTACTCTTGCTTCTAATTCAAAAGATGCCTTTTCTTGATTTAGTACAATATCTAAGATTTGCTTTCGCGCCTTTATTTCATCTTGAAGCTGCTTATTAATTTGTTGCTGTGCATTAAGTACTGCTGTATCGGCAGACAGTGCAAACTGCTTTTCTTGTATAGGCAAGAGTGCTCGGTCTAAAGCAGCTTTATCTTGTTCAATTTTTAATTGCTTTTCTGCCTCTGCAGTTGCAAGTTTATCTACTTCTAGCTGTTGACGCAGACCTGGTAGTGCTTCTTTTACTGAAGCCGCAGTGCTTTCTTCTGCTAATTCTATAGCTCTTTTAGTTATATTTTGGGCAGCCAACAGTTTATCTCTTTTTACTTCTGTTGCGAGTATGCCTGAAGAAATATTATCTAATTTGCCTTGTAAAGTTAAGCCCGCATTCCTTAGTTCATTTGATTTTTGCTGTTTAGCATTTGCAGCATCAAATGCCTCTTTTTCGCTATTGATTGCAGTTTGAATTAAATTATTAAAGTCCTGTTTGAGTTGATTTCCTTCTCTTATTACGGCTAATTCATTTTCGCCTTGTGTAATTGCTGCTTCTCGTGTTTGAATTTGTCTTTCCAAATCTGCTAACTCTTTTTTAACTGCCGACCCTTTTCGTATCCCTCTTACTGTACCTCCTCCGGCTGATTTTACTTTTTTTCGTAAAACCTCGGCTTGTTCTTTATCTAATTCTAAACTTTCTCTTTGTATTTCTAAAGCTGCCTCAGCGCCTGAAACTTGAGCTGCACTTTTAGTAGCTTGTTCTTGAGTTGCTCTGCCGAGAGCGGACAATGAAGTTACCTCTTTAGTAGCTTCTGCAAGTTTATTAATTTCGCGAGTTACTGCTTCTGTTGCTGCCGGTAGTTGTTTTACTGCTTGGCCTGATTCAATTAGTCTTTCTGTATAGTTTTTTAATTTTTTACCGGCTTCTTCTTGACCTTTTCCTCCTTTTGCATATTCTTTTGCTAATCGTCCTAACTCAGGAGAGAGATCAGATATTTCACCTAATAAATTGTTGAATGCTCCTTGTACTGCTTGTGTCTTTGCACCAGTGCCTGCGGCAGCGGCTTGTAGCATTATAAGCTCATCTACTAGTTGTTTAATATTTGAAGAATTTGCCGCATTGCCTAACAATACAACTTTATCTAATAAACGAACTTTTTCAGAAGCTAAGGCAGCTCCCATGCGATCAATTTCAGCCGCTAAAGTTTGAAACTTATCTGTTGTGGAGTCGAGCTCGGATTGCAATTTTTTCATTTCTTCTGAAGCAGGAAAAAGAGCATTATAAAGCTCTTGTCCAAGTGAAAAAACCATTGAGATAAGACCCAAGATACCTGCCGCCATAAATGCAGCATTTATTCCTCTGGCAATATTTTTTGCTGCGGTAGTCATAAATCTACCCATGCGCCCAGATCTTGCTTTAGTCTCTGCCTCCTTTTTCTTCTCCATCAGCTCTATTTTTTCTGCTTCAGTAAGTAATCCAATGTTTTGCTCTTCTATGATTGCCATTCTTAGATCATAGGAAGCCCTCATGTCAGCAAGCTGCTGAGCATTCATCTTTCTTAAAATACTTGTTCTTTTATCTGCACTTAACTTGAGTTGTGCTTCTGCGTTATCAAGAATTTTCTTTGCATTTGCAGCAGCTACTCGGTCTTGTTTTCCTTGACCAGTAAGAAACATCATACCACTTTGCTCGCCTCTAGTCATTTTAGTTTTAGATTCTTTAATTGCTTTTGTTGCTGCTGCAGCGGTTTCTCTTTCAAAATCTTGTTGGGTTTTTGATGCTTTTTTTAGATCAATTTCATATGCTTTTATTTCTTTATTTAATTTTTTTAATCCCTTTTGCTGTTTATTAAATGTTTTTGTAGCTGTCTCTTCCCATGCTTTAAAGTTTGGAAGTATTGTTCTTAATATAGGCAATGCAAAAAGAGTCAAAGCACCTACAAGAGCTGCAGTATTCTCAGATAGAAAATCAAAAACAGGTCTTAAATTATCAATAAGACCTACTTTTAGTGTGTTAATAAGATTGTCAAAACTATTTATAAATCTATTCAAAGAAGCAACCGAAGGATCTAATATTTCTTCGACGGCACCAAACTTATCTTCTGCCTGTGCCAATACTTCATTTGCTACAGCTTGACTTCTTTGAAAGGCAGACAGCTCACTTACAGCTACGCCTATTGAGTCTGCGTATTTACCTAAAGCAGTGTCCAATCGAAGAACAATACCTAATTCATCCAGCAGTTCTGGCTCTGCTTTTGTAGTACCTCGCACCAAACGGTTAAAGGAGTCTGTAAGATCTCGTCCCAAAGTTATTGAAGCATTTTTTGCTGCTTTTGCCAATCCTTCAAGCTGTGTTGGACTTAAACCAGAAGCCATACCAATTGCAGTAGCTCTAGATGCTTCTGCAAATGAAAGCTGCCCTAGTGTTGCATCTCTTACAGATTGTGTTATAGTTTGATAGGCTACACCTGTTACAGCGCCAAGAGCTTTTTGACCAGCAATTAGATTTGATACGTCACTTGCATCTTTTAAGAATTGAAAAGCAGCAGATACAGCAAAGACCTGGGCAGCAATTGTAGCGTATACACCTACAATCCCTCCCATTCCTTGTTGCATTTTTGAAAATTCTTTTGTAGTATTTGAAGTTCGCTTGCTTAGTCCTTGCATGTTTCGACTAGCATCACGAGATGATTTAGATACATCAGTTTGTGCAGCGTCTATCGCATCTAGTTGTTTGCGTAGCTTTTTTGCAGACATTGTAACTTTCTGCATTTTGCCGTTGACTTCAATATCAATTTGAATTTTTTTCGCCATTAGCCTTTTACATTATGGGTGTAATGTTTTCCACCGCTTTTTGCTTTTCGTGCTTCGTTTTTACGTTTTATTTCTGCTTGCTCTGCTCTGTAATTTACTAGCTTACTTTCATAGATTTTCATTATATAAAGTATTGTTTTTCTATCGTCTACTTCATACAGCTTAAAAAAGTATTCTATTCCGTCCCAATATTTTCCCATGTATGTTCCGCTCATTCCTTCCCAGTGTTCCGGAAGAAGACTAAACATAAAAAATGCCACTTGAACCTCTTCTGGAAAATCAGAAGGGTTGAGCGGCATTTTGGAGGGATCAGGTTCTTGCCCTAATTGTTCACAGACAGCTAAATATTTATCAATATCTAGCTTAGAATCTGCTTCCCGAATAAATCTTTCTAGTAAAGACTCTATTCGGGCGATTTGTTCCCAGTAAAATTTTCAAGATCTGCTACGGCCTCCGTAACCCAACTGTCAAATACATTTGAGTTTTTCATCAAAAGCTCGGCGTTATCTTGTGTATATGGAAGTGTGTCCTCGGGGTCAAGGTCTCCTACATCTACCAAAAGAAGCTCTTCTAGGTAACGATATTTTAAGCCTGACCATCCTTTAATGACAGCTTTACAATATTCTACAATAAATTTTTCTTCGTCTAAAGACTCTTCTGGTTGGCGAGTTTTCTTGTCAAACTTTGTGGTGACACAGCGTTTTCGAAGTTTTAGCAGTTCTTCTCTAGCTAGATAGCAAAGAGAAACTTGCATACCATTATAGCCAGGAAAATCAATAGCTACGGTTTTACTTGCAGTCATAAGACTAGCGAGTGATACTGGTGAATCGGACATTTTTTGGTTCCTTTTTAAATAAATTTATATTTTGTAATTATAAGGGAGGGGAGCTAAAAAGTCAAGAACTTTTTTTGAAAGGATAAAAGGAAAACCCGCCGAAGCGGGTTTTTGTCAGAAGTATAACTTTATAGCTTATTAGCGGTATCTCCGTGGTAAGCCAACTGAACTTCGTTAGCCACGTTAAAGTCCGTAGTATATGCACCAAAGTTAGTCTCAACTGAAATAACATCTTCAATAGAGTGAGTTGGTACGTCAATGTGACACTTAGGAATTTTAACATCAAGTCTTGGAGTTCCTATAACATTACCACCAATTTGGAAAGTTACATCAAAGTCGTTTACAACTTTATCCAAGCCGCCGCCTGTAGTTGTCATATCGTTAAACAGTTCTACAGAAGTACCATTATTACCTGAATCGGTATCGAGGGTCAAGTAACAAGTAAAGCTTCCATTTGCTGTACGACCGCCTGTTACGTGCTCAATCGGAACGTTTACAGCACCGAGTTCCTCTGGTACCAAGTATGAAATATTATTTGAAATAGTAACATTTCCACCTGTCAGTGTAAGATTGTAAGAGCCTGAAGGGAAAGCAGCGGTATCAGTAGTAACACAAAGAAGCTGAGTCAAACGATTTCGAATAAAGGTAGTTGTTGCATTTACTCCCTTATCAAAAGATTCTACTGCTTCTGTTGCTGCTGAAGCATTAGAAGCCGGTGCAGCAACTTCGCTACCGTCCGCATCTTTTCCTAGATAGAGTCTAAAGCCGTCGGCAGAGTTCAAAACTACTCCCTTATGCTTAAGGCTACTAGAAGCGCTAAATACAGCCGCAGCAGTTTTTGTACTACTATTTACTACTTGTACAAAACCTTTTGACTGAAGGTCAACAACCTGCTTTGCAAAGCCAGACCAGTTAATAGTTGCAATACCATCTACTTCGAAATCAATAGAGGCTTCGTTAAATGCTGCAGATTCGAGCTTATAAACCATGGGGTTTGAAGTACTTGTTTCCATTACAAAGAAAAGGTTACAAGTTGCAAGTACTGCTCGGTTAGACTGGCCGAAGTTAATAATAGATCCGTCTGTAGTAGAAGAAGGCTCCATTACTGCAGGACCAAAAGTAGAGTTTTTATCTGAGTTTACACTTCTATAAAAACTTGCACCTGCATCGTTAGTTACTGCAGCTGCGGTAAGAACTACATTGCCGCCTCCGCCAATAAGAGCGGATGGAATAGTAACAGTTTCATTTTGTGCCCAGCCTGCACCGCCAGAAATTACTGTAACTGCTCCTAGAGTAGTGGCGTCATCCATTACAATGTCTACTTCCCAGCCTTGAGGAAGGGGGGCGGAGCCACTATATGAAAGGCCCGACATACCACTATTAATAGTATAGGTGCCTGGAGTAGCTCCACTAATGCTTGAAGCTGCAGCAACAGTAGTATTGCTGCCTCCTGCACCTTCGATTAAGCCGCCACCAGTAGTAGAAATAATATGCTTATCTGCTCCAGCCATTACTGCCCAGAGAGCTTCTTCTACTGCATGGTGTTCATCAGTTGTGTTGTTCGTATAAGGTCGAACATAAGTACTAAAAGACCACTCTGCGGGTGCCAGAGAGTCTGTAAATACCCTATTACCTCGTCGGCTCAATCCGTCGGAACCTTGCATTTCTGAAAGAGAGATTTCCGACTGATTGGTAGACTGTGAGAAACTGAAACCATCTAGTACGGGGATTTCCCATAGTTGATCATCAAATTCGATGTAAAGTTTCGAGTCTCTGCTAAAATATAATTGTTCTGCCATAGCATGTCTCCTAGAGATTGAAAGGGCTAGGACGTGAGCCTTTGCTCCTGCCTGCCGTTTCTAGTATTGAACCTGAAGCTGCATCTCTGCTACACCAAAAGGTTCAAGAACTCCTTCATCAGTATCAATACTGAGAATAATAATATCGTGAGTTGTTTGTGTTACTCCTTGCCTATCAATATAAGCTAATCTGCCATTGCTCTCTACCACAGTTTCTACATCTTCCAAAAGCTGATCTAAAGCAGTAACAGCATCCGTTTCTTTTACATAACAGCGAATAGTAATATTTAAAAATCTATCCTTATACCCGCCACCTTGATATTCTCTTGTTTCTGATCCTGCATTTAAATGTATTGCAGGAAAAGTATCTACTTCATCCCAGAACTTTAATCGTGGATGTACATTATCATACACATCACTTAAAAAAGCTCCAGTTTGATTTATTTTCTTTAATTCTACAACTAGCGCATCTACAATAGCGGACCTACGTGTTGTATATGTTCTTGCCGCCATTATACTCTCCTAGTATAGAATCTTCCTATTGCAAAACTTGCTGCTACTTCCCGGATTGACATATCTATCAATTTTCTAGGATCATAGTCAGGCGAGCCTTGTGTGCCTCCAACCTCAAATGTGTCGTAGGGTCTTTTTTGGTAAGTATACCCAATACTAGGAAAGCCGCCTTGAGTTCTCGTAATTTCTGTTGCTCTTACGGATCTTGAAAAACGACCAGATACATTTGATAGTCTTGGCGGTCCCATGTTTCCTGCTACTACTGAAGGAAGCTGAGAATTTAAAACACCTAAAAGTTTTTGTAACTGTACACTTGAACTTTTGATTCCAGCCCTTCTTCGTGCCCCTTGAGAGCTTTTTGCTCCCATCGCTACTGTTGACTTATCTACAAAAGGTTTTACGTTATTAATTTTTCTTTCGCGAGTTTTGCTTCTTGCAGTAACTGACTTATTTTTAATTTTTTGTTTTTTGAAATTAGATCGAGTAGTTTTTCGCGTTTTTCCATCTTCTGGAGCAAATAAGTTTAGTGATTTTTTAGCTACAATTTCTATTGGAGAGTCTGACCCTTCTTGATTTGGCCAGTCTGTTCTATCTAGAATCTCTTCTAGTGCTTTTTGTATGCTACCTGATTTTTCTAGTGTTGCTTTTGATGCGTTTACACTTGTTGCTTCTAACTCTACTCGAACTTCATGAATTAGATCGCCTTTTTCGTTTTCAACCGGTATCTTTACTATTTTAATACCGTATTTTTTTAATATTTTCTTTAAATGAACTCTTGCAAAACTATCGGCCTTTTGATTATCAAATTGAAAAAGAACATCATTAAAAGCTCGAGCTCTTTCTTCTGCGATTGCTCCGCCTTCCATGTGTCCTACATCTAATAATACTGCTTTTGGATTAAATTTATATGGCTTATCCTTTCTACCTGCTTTTCCGGGCTTTGGCTTTGAAAAAGTTCCTTCTCTTTCTTTATCGGGACTATTTAAATTTTTAATCTCTTTATCTAGTGCTTCCGCTAGAGGCTTTTGCGCATCTCCTTTCTTTTTCTTTAAATAGTTATAAATTGAGACGGAGCCTCCGGTATTCCTTTGTTCAATTATTGCAACAAAATCCACAGAAGTTGATGCTGCTTGAAAAGTTACTTTAATCGAGGGAGTATCTGTTAAAGTAGAGTGAAGCTCTGTAACTAATTTAGGAACTTCTTCTCTTATAATCTTTTTTATACTTTCAGGTATTTTTTCTTTAATAAAAGTTCTTTTCTTTAACTGGCGAATAACTTGTCTGTTTACGCTTTTCACACTGCAGGCGAGATAGTGAGTTCTAGTATCTGATACTTGTTCTCTGAATGCTCTATTATCTTTTTTAAGTTGATCTAAGAGTTCATCAGCTAACTTTTCTAAATCTTTTTTTGCCATTAGAAATTTTTGTACATATCCAAGACTCTCTTAATATGATCGGGGAATCCTCTGCCTTCTCCACTAGGAGCATTTTCCATTGTTGCTCCGGAGAGTGTTCGTCGTGTCTTATGTTCGTCTTTAAAGTAGTAGTTAATTAAATCAATAACTGCCATTTGTAAATCTACAGGAGTTGATGCATAGCCTGCAGTATAAGTAACTTTTACCGACCCAACTCCTCGAGGCCAGTTAGAATATGCAGTTCCATTTATAGAAACAACAGTATCTGTTGCTGATTCAAGGTACCACTTATCTGTAGATAAAGTAGCATAATTAGCATCTGGTTGATCTCTAGTTTCTACAGTGATAACATTATTAACAGGGCTTTCAGTTAGTTGAACAGCATAACTGTCCCAGTCCATACTAAAAACTTCTACTTTATTTGTTGAATAGAAATCTACAAAACTATTTGCACAATAAGTTTTTACCATTTGACTCACAGATTCTATAATGCGAGTAAGTTTATAGTCATCCTTAGGACTTTGGATGCCCTCTGCGTCTTTAAACTCTTTTAGCGTTATAAGGTTTGCCATAAGTCAAATAGTAAAAACTTGGGGTGGCGAACCACCCCAGTTTAATAGCTCAGCTATTAGCTGTTAGCGTATCGGCACATTGCGACAGGCAGACCGACAGTAGCGGCATC